AGAGATTATACGAATATTGCAATACTCAAAAAGGTGCAATTAACGGACAGAATCCTAACTTTAAAGTTTCTAAAATTTATTCTCCAGTTGAAGCTATCGACGAAAACACTTTCGCTTTCGCATCAAGTGGTAAATTCTTAGTAGTTTCCGAAGGTGGAGCTATCACTGAATCTACGAATCCTGCATCTGATGACTTTACTTCATTAGTTCGTTTAGCTGAATCTGCTAAATTTGCAAATAATACAATGAGAGTTTATCCAAACCCTAATTCAGTTTTAGATATCGCTTTCGGTGAAGAAACTAAAGTATCATTGAATGGTAAATTAGTAGAATCTTCTAATATTACATCTCAATTAATGGCTTCTGGTATCGTTCGTATGAATGAACAAGAAAAACTTGCTATGATCGGAAGAGCTATCAATGAAGGATCTAAAATTAAAGAAATTGACTTCGGTTATAAAGTAACATCTTCTATTTTTGAAGGTCTTTCTGCTACAATTTTCAATACTAATGATCGTATTTTCATTCAAAAAGTAAACAAGGGTATGCAAGAAAATTCAATCGTTGAAGCTGCTAATGCAACTGAAGCTGTTGATATCGTTAAAACTTTCATGAACTATGATATTTCAGAATCACTTAATCATTTATTAGAAAATGAAAAAGCTGAAGTTGAAAGAAAAACTGCTGAATTAAATAAAGTAGAAAGTAGAGTTAAATTCATTATCGAGAAACTTGCTGATATTGAAGCTGCTGAAAAGACTTTAGGTAAATCAGAATTTATCGATCAAGCTAAATCTCTTCTTGAGTCTCAATTGAAAGAACAAAATGATGCACTTTCTAAATTAAAAGGTGAAATTGTTGAAGCAGCAGCTGATACATTCGATCCTGCAACTGCTGAATTACCTACTTCAGGTGATACAAAACTTACATCTTGTAAAGATCTAGTTGCTGGTCAAGAGTACACTGTAAAAGGAACAACTGGTTATGTATTCCAAGGTGAAGCTGATGGTTCTTATATGTTTAATCAGAAAGATCTTGAAACTTCTGCACAACCTATTCATATAAAAGAAAGCGAGGTCGAAGAATTGATCTCTGCAGGTGAAATCACACAATAAAAAACTTTTCTATGAAACTTACTACATTTGAAGAATGGCTAAATGAAGCAAAGACCTCTGACACTCATGTCAATGCAACAGTTAATGCTTCTACAAAATCCCTTAAAAAAGGTGATACTGTGAAAGTTGATGCTCTTCAGTATACAAAAGGTGGTAACAACGACAAAGTTGAAGTTATCCTATCGAATGGAAAATCAGACATGGTAGAAAAGAAATTTTTAGATGTGAAGTTCTAAACTTTCTAAAACACATTAACATGTACGTAAAACCAAAAGAATTCTATGAAGAGATTTGTCTCTCACAGAAACAAGATAAACTGACTAAAAGAGCAGAGGAAATGCTAATCCTAATTGCCTATCGAGCTAATACGAGATTGTCGTATGAGAATCCGATGGATCGAGAAGATTGCATATCTTTTGCTCTTTTGGATTTGTTTAAATACTGGAGATCTTTCAAACCAGAAAAAACCACTAATGCTTTCTCATATTTTACACAGATCGCAAAAAATGGTTATGCTAAAGGTTGGAATAAAATACATCCAGGAAAATACAAAGGAACCATTTCACTAAGTGGAAAAGGTTCATCAGATTCCGAAGGAATCTATTCAATATAAAGAACTTAAATTGAAAAATCTACCGTCATACGAACAATTTAACGAGCAATATTTGCCTTATTTCGGTGTGAAGCAAGCTTTAGATGATGCCAAAGAAAATGATGGTAAGAAAACTAAGCTATCTGACTTCCATCGTCTTTATGCTATGTCTCCTACTTGGTGGACAGCATGGAGAAAAGAAAATGCAGAAAAGGGTTATCAGATCAAACAAGATGCATTTACAAAAACTTACGAAATAAGCAAAGATGGAACAGTTCTCTTTGTTTATGACTATGGTCGCTATAAAATCTTTACAAACGAAGCTCCTTCTATATTCATTCTTAAACAAGAAGTATCTCCTGAAGATCTAGAAAAATTCAAAGAAGTGGATGTTGAAGATCCAGACGCTAAGAAAGAAACTGGAGAAGAAAAGGCTGATAAAGCTGGAGAGAAAGAAGCTGCAAGTGACGAAGAAGATTCTGAAGAAGACGACGAATTTAAGATATAAACATGAAAAGAATATTATCTTACGAAGAGTATATGATATTTGAAGCTCAAAGAATTTATTCTGAATTCAAATCTCAATCAATAGACGCTAAAAAATATCTATTTGAGGCTCTATCTAAATCTCCACATATTTCAGAAGAAGAACGTCTTCTATCTGAAGCAATCATTGAAACTGAACAATGGGATTCGATCTTTGAAGGTACTCTCAATGAAGAATCGATTGCAGATAAATTAAAAGCTAAAGCTAAAGCTGCTATACAAGTAGCAAAAGAAAAGGGTAAAGAATATCTTTCAGGTACTCAAGAAGCTATCATGAAAATTGGTGGATCTGTTTCTGCTTTAATACAAAAAATCCTCGGTATCGTTAAAGCTTTCATTCAAAAAGCTTGGGACTATATTAAAGGACAGGTAGAATCTGGTTACGCTAAATCGAAAGAAAAAATAACAGAAGCTGCTAAAGGAAAATTTAAAGGTAAAGCTGATGTCGCAAAAGAAGAGGTTAAAAATCTCGGATCTATGGCAAAAGCAACTGCTAAATGGTTTGGTGGTATCTCAAGTGAAATGGGTGCAGGTTTAAATCAAGCTGCCTCTACAAATGAAGGTTATTCGGAAATGTTAGAAACAGCTCTTTATTTAGCTGCTTCTGATTTGATCGTTGAAAGTTATGACTTTGTTCAATACCTAAAAGAAAGTTCTGATCATGGAGGAATTAAAATTCCTTTCCTTTCAGCTTTAGTACATAAAGTTGCAGAGTTTCAACCATTTAAAGCTTTACATTCTACTGAACATGCCGCTGGTTCAGCTGCCAATAAGGGTCTTTCTGGAATCTCGTCATTCCTTTCAAAAGTAGCTAAAGCTCCTGGTCCATTTGAATTCACTATAGTTGGAGCAGTATTTGCACTTGTTACTGGATATGCTATTAAAGCTGGAGTTACAAGTTTAATAAAAGAAATGGGCGTTTCTGCTATTGGAACTATGATAATGACAGCACTTCCAGGAATTGGAGTTATTTTAATGTGTATGAAATATACTGCAAAAGGTCTTTGGGTTGTAGGTATTTGTGAAACAGCTATTGGAATGGTCACCAAAGGTGATGATAAACATGACGATAAGCACGACGAAGAAGACAAACCAGAAGATAAACAAAAAGAAAACGAAGAAGAGTAATGAAAAATCTACCATCTTACGATCAATACCTAAACGAAAATTATCCTAGTCCTGTATATTCATTTGACGGATGTCAATTAGAAGTCGGTGATTATGTTACATCTTTGGATGGATTTTCTGGTGTAATCGTATCAAAAGAAACTTCAAACGGAAGAGTTCAATTCCGTGATAATAAAGGAACAATTCATATATGTGAATCTCAAGAAATTGTAGTTGATGAAATGATTAATGAGGATTTGCAATGGTGGGAAGTAACAAAAGGTATTCTTGCAGCAGATCTAATTAAAGCTGGAGCTGCTTTAGCTGGAGGTGGTCTGATTATTGCAGGTTATATTTTTTCTAATTGGAGACAATCCATTGTTGCTAAACTTTCAAAGATAAAATCTGATAAAGCTTATGCTAAAATGAGAGATGAAGCAGAAAATATAGCTGCTAAATTTAATGCAGACGCAAAATTAAATTCTCTACTAGCGGACCTTCAAAAATATCCTTACATTGACGGTACTTTTAAGAAAGGTTCATCTTACGAAAAGATTAAAACTAACAATAATATGCGCTCAAAAATTATGAGAGATATTTCCAAATATGTTAAAGCTAATCTAACACCAGAAGAATCTCAATTCTTTGTAGAAATAAACAAAGTTCTTAGAGATAAACCTCTAACAGATGACCAAGGTAAGAAATTAGAGGAAGAAGCTACGATGGTAGGTACAGGTACTCTCACTCCTACATCTGGACCTGATCAAAATGTAAACACTAAAGGATATACGAATTCGACTGATTCAGCTTCTGCTGGTAGTCATCCAGTATACTAACAAACCTCTCAGTATGTTCTGAGATAAATATAAAAAAGAAAAATTACTAAAATGAAAAATTTACTATCATTTGATGAATTCGTAAACGAACATTATAACGTTCAAGAAGCTAATGATGCTGACGGATTCAACCCAACTAACACAACGGATGCTGATCCAGTAGGTGGAGCTCTTGCAACTGTTGCAGATCTTACTCCTGGTAAAGAGTACGTTTTAACTGTTGATGCTGACAAACATACAGATATGATCTATCAAGGTGTTACTAATGGTGTTTATATCTTTAATGGTGAAGACAAAGCTAATGACGTTCAATTCACAGAAGAAGAAATTTCTGCTTTGATCGGTAAAGGTGGAATCGCACAAGTTCAAGAAGGTGCTTCTACTGAAGACGAAGACGAAGAATAACATTTAAAAAGTCAATGTATGCATTCAATAAAAAGTAACAAACCGTCTAAAAAGTCGGGGTTTATTCAGGGATATTTCCCTATTAATGAATGCAAAAAGTATAGAGGAAACGGTCCTATCATATATCGTTCCTCATGGGAAAGAAAATTTTGCTTATACTGCGAAAGGAATCCGGAGATCGTTTCATGGTCTTCGGAATCTTTTTCCATTAAGTATTTTAGTCCTTTGGACAATAAATATCATAACTACTTTCCTGATTATCTTGTCAGTCTTAAAAATGGATCAGTCTATATCGTAGAGGTAAAACCTAAAGCTCAATTGCTTAAACCCGAACCACCTAAACGAAAAACTGAAAAGTCTATGAAATCTTACAAATGGGCTTATGAAACATGGGTCACTAATATGTGTAAGAAATCAGCAGCTGAAGAATTTGCAAAAGCCAAAGGTTGGCAATTCTTACTAGTAACAGAAGACTTCTTTAAAGTTAAAACTGAATAATGAAATCACTATTAGACTTTTTAGGGGAAGTAATTAAACTCCTCACATTACAATCATCTGCTCCTACATCTAAGGAAGATGAAAAGACTACTAAGGATGCTAAAGATGCTTATGCTTGGTTGATGTCGGAAATTGAAAACAAGAATAGTACGAGAGTTCAACAAGTTAAACAGCCATATTTAGAACCTGGCAAAATATACGTCTTTAAATACACTCCACTTTACAAAAACGAATTAGACTACTGGGACCAACATCCTATTGTTCTAGCTCTAGGTAACGTTCAAGGAGCAAACGGTAAAAATTGTTTAGGACTTAATATTAGTTGGTATCCACCAGAAGCAAGAAAATTTATCGTAGAACAAATACGTAAGATGTATGCTGCAAGTTATAAAGCAGCTATTGTGAAAAGTAGTAATAAAGCCATAGAACAGAAATCTGTAGTGATGGATCTATACAATTTAAAAACTGCTTTAGATACGCTAGGATTTTCTTTCGCTTTAAGACAATACATTCCTAGTAGAATGCAAACACCAAAGGTGTGTATTTGTTATGAAGATTGGGACAAAGCTGTTAAATTAGATCAGCCTAAAATATTCCCAGAACTTCAAATAAACAATCCTTATTATTCGTTACAAAATATTTATGAAAGTTTTAAACTTCATGTACAATATCAAAGGGATAATAGAGGAGAAGCTCGTTTAAAGCGAGATGCAGCAAAAATGAAAGGTAAATATAAGTTCGATAACTGATTTTTAGATCGGATATATACTATAACTCAAAATATAAAAACATGGCAGGATTCGTAAACAGAGACGAAACTTCAGCTGGAAAACCAAATCCAGCATCTAGAAACCTCGTTAGTAAAGCTCTTAAGTCGTTATCATCATTCGGTATGATGTATGACGATATGGTGTTGAAGAACTCTAAGGCTATTGGTATAAACGAAGATCGTTACGGTTGGACAATGGATCCAAGAAACGTTGCAGGTGGTGAATATGACGATTATGCTCTATTTGCAAACCTATCAATGACAGATATCAATTTAAGAAAATCAATTTCAATTTTTGATAAATCATATCCAAAGAAACGAGAAGACCTTCGTAAATTCGCTATACAAGATGAAATTGAAGATATTCTAGACACTCTGTGTGATGAGTGTATTGTATTTGATGATAAAAATTATTTTTGTTATCCGCTAGCATTTGATGATGAAACATTAGAACCTGGCACATTAGAAGCAATAAAAATCGCATTAGAGACTAACTTTAAAAGAGTTTACCAATACTTCGGATTCAATAATGATATCGCAGCTTGGTCATACTTTAGAAAATGGTTAGTTGATGGTTATCTCGCATTTGAGATAATTTATAATAAAGAGCAAACCAGAATTATCGGTTTCAAAGAATTAGATCCTATCTCATTAGAGCCAGGTCTTGACAAAGAAGGTAAAAAACTTTGGAAACAGTTCAAAGGTCAACCTAATAAAGAACGTGTAATTTACGATTCTCAAGTAATTTACATATCATATGCCAACGTTAACACAGTTAATCGTGTTTCTTATGTTGAGCGTCTTATCCGTTCATTTAACTTACTCCGAATTATGGAGCACTCAAGAGTTATTTGGGCAACAGTAAATGCATCATTCAAAACTAAATTCGTTATACCAGTCGGTGGTAAATCAAAAACTAGAGCAAAACAATCTCTTGGTGTTTTGATGCAAAACTACCGTGAACAAATTGACTTCGATACCGATTCAGGTGAATTGAAAGTTAATGGTAAAGCGATGATGCCGTTCAATAAAGAATATTGGTTCCCTTCAGGTGATGCAGGTGAACCAACAATTGAAACAATTGGTAATGATGGTCCAGACTTGTCTGATACTGATGCACTTAAATACTTCCGTGAGAAGTTAATCAAAGTATCTAAAATTCCTCTTTCTCGTTTTGATATGGAATCACCTCCTTCATGGGAGATGAATGCCGAAGGTATGACTCGAGATGAAATTAAATTCGGTCGTTTTGTTACTCGTCTTCGTTCAGTTTTCCAAGAAATTCTTGTTAAACCTCTTTGGATTCAGATGTGTCTTGACTTCCCTGAATTAAAAGAAGATGATGCATTCAAAGCACAAATTGGTATCAAATATCACAGATACAATATCTTCGAAGAAATGAAAGAGATAGAAATCTTACAAAAACGATTAGACTTCGTACAATCTATGAAAGATGGTCTAGTTGAAACAGATGCTAATATGAACGAAATTAAATACTTCTCATCCGAATTCTTGATACAAAGATTCCTCGGTTTATCAGCAGAAGATCTAAGATTAAACAAAAAATTAAAAGAATTAGAAGACGAAGCAAAACGTGAAGCAGCTAAGAAAGATGCTGAAGTTACGGGTATGTAATAGTCAAACAATTCCTTTATACCATTGATATATAATAAAAAATAGTAGCCCAAATGAGCAATAACAAATATCTACTCGTATTAGAAAGATCCGAAGGGAATCTTCAATCTTCTAAAGACGGAGATAAGTATGTGCTAGAAGGTACATTTACTGAAATCGGCGTTAGAAACAAAAACAATAGAATCTACGACGAAAAAGAGTTAATGCCTCACATCCAAGAACTCCAAGCTAAATTGCAAGGTAATAAACTTCTTGGTGAACTTGACCATCCTAAGTCTTTTGACATCTCCCTAAAAAATGCTTCTCATATCATTGAGGACCTTTCATACGATCCAAAATCTAAAAAAGTAACTGGTCGTATTAGACTTCTTAATACAGATGCAGGTAAACAAGCTATGGCATTAGTTGATGCTGGAGTTCCACTTCATATTTCATCTAGAGCAGCAGGTGTTGTTGAATCTAATGGACATGTTAAGATCAAAAAAATGTTTACTTACGATTTAGTAGCAGATCCCGGATTTGCTAATGCTGAATTAAAAAGAGTAAATGAATCTTTCGGTTTCGGTGAAGATAGCCTAATTTCTATCTATGAAACTGACTTCACATTGGATGAGTCTACTATCAAATCTACGGAAGAAGATAAATATACTGAATCAAACAAAGAAACAAAAATCAACGAAATGGATTCTAAAAAATACATTACAGTTGAAGACTTTAATGAGTACTCAAAACATGTAAAAAATGAGGTTGACAATCTTAAAAAAGCTTTAACTGAATCCCAAAATGCAAATAACAATACTTCTGTAAATGAAGGACTTGTTAAGTACACTGAAGAAACAGCTAAAAGAGTTAACCAAATTCAAGAATACATTGGAAAACTTGCTGAGTCTGTTGATGGTCTTATTTCACATAATGACTACATCATCGAAAACCTAGAGAAAGTTAAAAATTACGCTGAACTTGTTGGTGAAAGATCTAATCAAGGAATTAACTATTCAGAAAAACTTGCTGAATCAGTTGACCACTTAATCGAATACACTAAAGTTGTAGCTAAGAAAGCTGATGAAGGAATTGAATATACTAAAGTTGTAGCTGAAAAAGCTGATCAAGGTATTGAATTCACTAAATATGTAGCTAACGAATCTAATAACCGTTGGTCTTATCAAAATCATATCAATGAACAATTAGATAACGTAATTTCTCATAACGATTATATCGTTGAAGGTACATCATCTATCATTGAATACACTGAATATTTGAAAGAACAAACAGAAAACTTAAGCGGTTACTTAAATCACATCGTTAAAGAAATCAATGAAGGTAAAGTTGTTATTGATGCAAATGCTGAACCAGTAAATGAAGGTTCTGAACCTACTGCTACTCCAGCCGCAATCGATGTTACTATTGATGCAGGTTCTGATAATTATGAGAAAAATCTTACTGATAAATTGAATTCTATTTTAGAATCAGCTAAAGCAGTAAATGAAGCTAATAACTCTAACAAATTACATTTCTTAAACTTCTTAACTGAAACTAAAAGAAATCAATTTGCTTCTTTAACACCTGAAAAGAAAGACGAAGTAATCACTATCTTTGAAAACAATAAATTCTATGGTTCAGTAGATGCTGAAAGACTTTATGAATCAGCATTTATTATTGCTGCTCCATCTTTCAATTGGTTGACTAATATGCCAGCTAAATACAAAGAATCTTGGAATGGTCTTAACGAATCACAAAAGAATGCTATCAAAGCTCAAGCTTCTGTGAAAGTTTTAGATAATCAATATGCAGTTGATAACTTCTGGTCTACAAGAGATTTACGTCCTTCTAAATTAGATGCACCTATCAATGAAAATGCTTCTGCTCCTATTAATGAAACAGCAGCATATCAAACTCCAGACGCTTATATGGAAGCTGTTCATGCAGGTCTTAAAAAACGTTTCGGTAGAGGCTACTAATCTATCACATTATAATTTAAAGCAAACTAGTCTTAATTGGCTAGTTTGACTTCTAGAAAAAATATCTCAGTCTCCCTGATATATAATCAATAATAAAACAAAATGCAAAATCTGCTAAAACACAAAAAGCAGAAGCATAACTCAAATAAAAAACAAAATACACAAAATGTATCTTATTAACGAACAAGAAATTTTTGGTAAATGGGCTTCTATCGTAGAGTCTAATACTGGAATCACTGAGCGTTCTAAAGTTGAGTGGATGTCTAAATACTGTCATTACCATGAATTGTACGAAAACAACAACTTAGCTCAATTAGGCGCTGTTAACGGTATGGGTGCTACCCGTTTCCCTGATTCTCCGACTACTCAGTCTGGTTTTGATAGCCAAACGACTGGTTCAGGTGACAAAGCACACACATTATTGCCTCTTGCTATGCAAGTTGCTGCTCAAACAATTGGTCTTGACTTAGTTCCAGTTGTACCAATGCCTGGTCCAATGGGTGTTCTTACTTATTTAGACTTCGTATACGGTGGTGGTAAAACTGCTGGTACTTTAGGTAATGCTCCACTTTTAATTAAATTAAACTACGGTGCTACTCCATCACCTGGCTTTACTGCTGGTGCTGTTGGTTCATCTGCTGGTTACACATTTACTTACATCGGTGGATCACGTCTTGATGGTTACCCAATCTTCAAAGTAGCTGGTACTACAGGTACTGCAACTGTTGCTGCTGCAATCTCTGGTATTCTTATCGGTGGTGTTACTGCAACATCATTTACTTCTGTTGAATTAGTAAAAGCTCTTGAAGATCACATCACTGGATTCTCTGGTAATGCTCTTGCTGCTGCTTCTTATCCAACAAACGAAACAATCAACGATCCTTACTCAAGAGAAACTGGTGAAGGTACGATGGATAACATCATGAACCTTTCATTGTTCAACAAATCAGTAGAAGCTAAAACTTTCCAAGTTGCTGCTGCTGTAACTCGTGAGCAAGTTCAAGATTTGAAACAATTCGGAGTAGATGCTGTATCTCAAGTAGAATCAGTATTGATTAACGAATTGACTCAATCAATCAACAAAAACATCTTAACTAGATTATTCTTCTTAGGTGAAACTAACCACGCTAACGTAATTAAGTCACAAGCAATCAACTTCTTCTTGAATATTGGTGCTACTGACGTATTAGTTTCTGGTACTACAACTAACCCGTTGACTAACTTCGGATCTTACTTATACAACTCTACACTTACAGGTGCTACAGCTGTTAAAAATGAGGTACTTAACTCTGCTTCAGAGAACATGTCAACTCGTCAAAGAAAAATCATGTCTAAGGTATTAGCTATCGCTAACCTTATTGCTATTAGAGGTCGTCGTGGACCAGCTACTTTCGTTGTAACTAACGGTCAAGTATGTTCTGCTCTTCAAGACGTTGCTGGTTTCGTACCTGCTCCAATGGCAAACACTATCAACCAAATGTCTGGTTCACTTTACCCAATCGGTACTCTTGCTGGTCTAGCGATCTACAACGATCCTAACATGGCTTGGGGTGATACACGTTTCTTGGTAGGACGTAAAGGTGATGGTAATTCTCCTGGTTTAGTATTCATGCCTTACTTAATGGCTGAAAGCGTACAAACAATTGCTGAAGGTACTATGGCTCCTAAAGTTGCGGTTAAATCTCGTTATGCTTTAGTAGAAGCTGGTTTCCACCCAGAAACTATGTACTTAACTTCAGGTGTTTTCATGCATCCAAACTTAGGTTCTTTAGTATAATCTTATACAACCAACCCATACAAAAGCTCTTCTTCGGAAGAGCTTTTTTTTTGCCGACCTTTAAGCTGAGGATATATAATTAAATCGTAAAGACTAACAACATACAATAACTATGAGTTTTATATTGCCAATGAATGTTCTTCGAATTCAAGACGAATTGAAAGAATATAGAAAGCTTTGTAACGCCTACAATCACTCTCCTGCAAAACAGGAATTTGAAGATATCGTAAATTTCATTCTACTGCATAGTGGTGATGGAATTAATGAATCAATCAAATCAATTGAAGACGTTAACGAATCAACTTTAACATACCTATATGAATCGTTTAATGAATCACTTAATGAAGCTGGAGGACATCTAGAAAATACTGGTTCAGAAGAATGGGACAGTGCAGTTAACGCAACTGTAGGTACTGCCAAAAAAATAACAAAAGGGTTAGTTGTAGGTGCTGCACTAACAGCATTATATATTGCATTCCTTTTTAAAAGAGGTAAAATCAAGTCATCTCTGAAACAAGAACAAGCTTTAGAAATGAAGAAACTTGATCAGTTTGGGGAATTAGCTAAATTGAAAACTCAATACGCTGAAATGACAGGTAAAGAAATGCCTAAAATGTCTGCTCAAATACCTTCGATGTCTGAAGGTCCTGAGATGGAAAAACCTTCAAAACCTGGAGACGAATAATACTAAATATGATGGAAAATAACAAACTACAACAGTTCATTCTTGAATCATACGAAGAACAAAGATTTTTAGAACTCCTTGAGAATTTCTTGATTAGCATATCAGAAAATTTTGAGGTTGCTATGTCAGATGATTGTTCATATGAAGATTTGATGGAAGAACTATCTCAATTTGATTTTGAAGGAAATTCAATGTACGCTGAATTAGTTGAAGCAAACAAAAATCAAAAGAGAAGACAATCAAAACCGAATAAGAATCAGAAAAGATCTACTCCAACAAACACTAATAAAAAAGCTGTAGTAAAAAAGAAAGAAGCTCCTTCTAAAGCTCCTGATTCAAATGCATCTTCTACTGGTCCTAAAGAAGCTCCGAAACCGGACATGATAAAACCTCAAAAGTTAGAAGCTCCTGGTCTTAAAGGTGATGACACTAAAAAACCGGAAACTAAAGACGGTGATGCGCCTAAACCTGAAAAGAAAGGTAAATCTAAAAATGAAGAGATTGAAAAATTAAGAGCTCAAGCGAAAGAGATTAAAGACAAGATTATCGCTAAAAATACAGAGCTCGAAAAGGCTGATCCTAATAATAAAATTGCTTCAGATGCAATCATTAAATCAATTGATGAATTGAATAAAGAAAAGTTAGCTATCGATAAAAAAGTAGCTAAAGCAGAAGAAGACGATGAAAGACAAGAAAGGTTAGCAAATCTTGAGCCGATCATTACCAAGAAAGCTGAACTTCATACTAAGATTAGAGAAATTCATAAGCTTCAAGATGAATATGAAAATGAAGAGGATTCTGAAAAGAAAGCAGAAATCAAGGCTAATATTGAACGTGCTAAATCCGATAAAGGTGTATTAGCAAAGGAATTAGATGACCTTAAAGGAAATTCTAAAGAAGCAGAAGATGAAGTCAATACTGAAATCGGAAAAGAGAAAGAGAAAGAAACTAATAAGAAAGCAGAAGATGATAAAGCAAAAGCTGCTAATCTTGAAAAACTTCAAGCTGCTAAGTCCAAACTTGACAGTCTTAAATCTTCTCTAAAAGACGAAACAGATCCAGACAAAAAAGATGTAATCAAGGCTCAAATAACAGATGCTAAAAGTGCTGTTGATAAAGCTAAAGAAGCTGATATGCCTGACGATTATAAAGAAGAAGATAATGATACATCTGCCGAAGATAAAGCAATTGAAGATCAAGACAAAGAACAAGCTTTAAGAGATCAAATTGATAAAGCTGAAAAATCATATGAAGCATTCCTCGAAGATATTGATAAATCTATCAAATCTCAAAAAGAAAATACGAACGGACTCGTAGGTGGTGCACTCGGGAAAGCAAACTTCTTTTGTTGGTTATTCATTATGAAAGAACGCAACAGAAATAGAGTTGAATTCCTTGAACAACTTATGAAACTTATTCCTAGTCCAGAAGCTAAGAAAAATCTTGACGATCAAATTAAGAAAGCTCAAGAAGCTCTTAAGAAACACGAAGATCAGATGAAAGATGCTGAGAAACGTGGAGAAGAATCAGCAGAAGAAACTGATCCTAAGAAATTAGAAAAGGCTAAAGCTGAATCTGAGAGTACAGAAGATTCAAAATCCGAAGAACCTAAAGGGAAAGAAGATAAGAAAGAAGATGATTCTGAAGGAGCTTTAATTCCTGGAACTGTTGAGTACGAGAAAGCTCAAGATAAGAAAAAAGCTGAAGCTGAAAGAAAAGATAAGTTGAAAAACAAACAATCGGAAGAAAAACCTAGCGATAAAGAAGCGAAGATAAAAGCTATCGATGATGTTTTAAAACCTCAAGCAGATAAACTTGCTAAAATTAAAGCAGCAGTTTCTAAGATTGAAGATCCGAAAAGAAAAGAACAAGCTTCTGTTAACGTCGAAAAACTAGAGAAAGCTATTGCTGAACTTAAGAAAAGAAAAGAAGCTTTAGGTGAATCTTTCACATCTTTCGAAAATGAAGTTTGGGCAATTGATGTTCTTATAGAAGCACTATCTTCTGAGATAGACAACTACTTAATCTATGGCTAAGATTGAAATAAAAAGACAAAATAAAGGCAAGACTCCTACAAAGCATGGAATTGTTTTGAGAGGTCTTGCTCCTAGATATCAAAAGGTTTTGAAAGAAAATCCAGTCATTAAGAAGTACGCTGATGATGACAGGTTCTTACAGGCCATTTTTAGATTGGAAGATGGGAGGATAAGTGTATCTCATTCTACCCGTCCTTCGATTCAACCAGAGTCAAGAGAGGTCCAACAGTATAATGCAGTGAAAGATTCATATAGGATTTTTTCTTGGCATTGTGCTTATTGTACTACTCCAATAAAATCCAGAATTGACACATTCGTTCCTAGTAATTTTACTTGCGAAAAGTGCTTCAAATACTATCTTAAAGGTTCGGAAAGAATCGATCAGAGAGTAATTGAATCATCTTTGGCTTTCACAGAAAATTGCAAGAGGATGATGATAGATAATCAGAAATCATTCCTAAAATATATACGCAAAAATGAAAAATCGTCTAGCATACTTTGATGAATTCGTAATCAATGAGGCAGTTAAAACCTCAGCGAAGAAACAAAAAGTAAAACTTGTTCTTCTATCTAATATTAGTGAAGAATCTTACACAGTTCCAGCAGTTGAAGCTGAATGTAAAAAGAGAGGTGTACAATTCCGTATAATTGACATCAATACTGCAAATCTAGTACCTGACAAAGATGGTAATGGATTCATAATAGTTGACAAAACTAAAAAACCATTTAAGATAGATTCTGAAGATACAGCAATCCTAACTAGACGTGGTATTGTAAGAAGTACTTTCACAAGAGATTTGGTTTCTCAATTGGAAGATGCAAACTTCTTCGTAGTTAACACATTAGAATCAGTTCTTGCTTGTGAAAACAAATATGTTACTTCTAAGATTCTAATGGATGCTGGTATTCCTGTTCCTAAAATGGCAATTGTTGATTCCGAAGAATCGATCGATGGAGCTGTTAAAGCAATCGGCGGACAATTTCCAGTAGTCCTCAAATTACTTTCTGGATCTCAAGGTATTGGTGTATCTATTGTTGATTCTCTCGCTTCTTTGAAATCTGTACTTCAAACTCTTTGGAAAGTACAACCAAATATTGAAACTCTTATTCAAGAAAAAATCGATTCTGAATATGACCTACGTATTCACGTTTTAACTAGACGTTTCAATTCTCCTACTCCACAAGACACTGATTCAGTTCTTCTCGGATATATGAGAAGAAATCGAGTTAAGAAAGACTTCCGTACAAATTATTCTTTAGGTGGTACCGTAGAAAAAACTAAAGTTACTCCTGAACAAGAAAGAATAGCAATCGAATCAGCTAAAGCAGTAGGTTGTAACTGGTGTGGAGTTGACATTATTGTTGATAAGAAAACCGGTAAAAACTATGTTCTAGAAGTTAATGCTTCTCCAGGAACTCACGGTTTGAAAAAAGCTACAGGTATTGATGTTGTTTCTGATGTAATAGACTTCATATCAGATAAAGCAAATTGGATTCGTTCTAAGAGAGTTATCGGTTTCCGAGAAGTTATCACAATCCCTGGAATTGGTGATATTGTTGCTAAATTCGACACTGGTAATGGCTCTATGTCTTGTTCTCTAACATATGACGAAGTTAAATTATCTGAAGATGAAAAAACTGTAAAGTGGAAACTCGGTGGTAATTCATTCGAATCAAAAGTTATAGGCTTTGCAAATACTGAAGTAGGTGATGATATTCATAATCGTCCTATCATTGAAATGGAAGTTTCTTTCGGTGGTAAAACTTATAAAGATGTACACGTTTCTCTAGTAGACAGAAAAGAAAAATCTACTAAATTCCTTGCTAATCGTAAATTTATGGAAAGAATCGGTTGTTCAGTTTCTCCTTACAAAACTTTCATGGTGACATCATTCGATGGAGAATATCATGCAGGTAAATCTAAAGGGGTTAGTCATGCAGGTATCAAATTTGAATCAGAAAAGAAATAATCAAAATGAAAACACTTAAAAACATATACTCATTCGACGAATACGTTAATGAAGCAGCTTTACAAGCTCCAATCGGAGAAAAACCAGAAAACTACATGGTTTTTGGAAATCTAAAAAGCATCAAGAAAAATGTTGAAACTCTTTTAGCTATGGATCCTAATAAAATGGATGAAATACTTAAAAATGGACATGATTGGGCAGAAGATCACATTTCAGTTGCTAATGAAAATTTAGATCAAGTTACTCATTTTTTCACTAATACTACAGAATCAACAGTAAATGAAAATGCTACTAAAGAGGAAAAAATGAGAAGAGAGAAAGAAGCAGAAGCTAAGATGAAAGAAAATATGGCTAAGCTATATACAAAACTGAAAGAAAAACCTG